ATATGGATTCTTCAACTCCAACCCTTGCATTTGCTATTGCTACTTCTGTTTCACTATCAATAACAGTAATTACTACAGAAACCGCAGTAATAATAATTATTGTTCCACCACCACTACCATCTGATGTTGTTGGGGTATCACCTAATTCTAATACATTTACTGTCAAAAGTCCTGTAGTATGATTAAATCTAATATCTGCTGTATTATTTGAAAATGATATTTTTCTGAGATTTAATGTATTTGCACCATTTATAGACCATTCTAGAGCATGAACATTGTTTACAAATAAATTATCCCTGAAATCATCAGTTGCGGGTTCATCTGTTATAAATTCTAATGCTCCTATACCTGAAGCTGAAGTAGAATCAGAAATTACACAATTTCTCATTTCTGCATCGTTTAAAAGTATAATACCACAGTTGTTAATATTACATGAAACTATTGTCAAGTTTGTGTGACCAGCATCAAATTCATTCATTCCATCTATTCCCATTCCTGCCATAAGAACAGTTACATCTGATTGATCTATATTAAGATAAAATCCAGCATTACTTTTATTTGAAGCTTTCATAGTACCACCATTAATTCCTATAGATGTTGAACCACTTCCTATCTCTTCTCCAAATTCTACAGAGTTAGTTCCAGTACCACCTACTATATCCAAGTAATGAGTCGGTGTAGTTTGTGTATTCTCTACTGGTGCATCTTGCCAAATTACTACTTCTCCTCTTGATTGAAAAAAGCTATCGCTAGAACCATCGTTTCCAAGTTTGATTCTACCCTGTAACAGAAATGCTCCACCTCTAGCTTGAACTATTCCATAAGCATTTGTTAAATCATCAGATGCTACTTCAGCCCAATTTCCTCTATCTCCAGTTAGTCCACCATCTACTGTAATAGCATGAACTGTATCTGCATATCGATACATAATATCAACCCAAAATGTTCTAATACCACCCATTACATCTGATGAAGTTCTTATTTGAGCACCTACTTGGGTAATGGCTGTCATAGTTGCTGGAGTACCACTATTAGCATCTGCTGTTACTCCACCATGAACAATAAAAGCTTGCCAACCACCAGTATAAGTATCTGAACCAGCTACAAAGTAAAAATTCTGATTTGTTCCATCACCTAAAACAAGTCTTACTCCACCATTTGCTTTTGAAAATATATTAGCAACTGTATTTACCCAAATTACGAAAACTTCATTTGTAGCATCAAAAGATGTGACTGTTTTTACTGCTCCACCAATATCATCATTGGTCATTCCACCTGTAACTTTAACTCCAACACTAGCACTTCCCTGAATCTTAAGATCAGTTTCATTAGTTAGTGACGAAGCTCCAGTTCCAAGTAAAGCCCAACCAGTAATAGAATCCGCATTGTCTATTGTTGTCATATTATTGGTTACTGTTACTGCCATTTCTTATTCCACTCCCATAATGCTATAGCTCCTGCTTGGTGTGAATGAAAAGCTCCCCCAAATGGAGTCGGTATATGACATAATAATACCTCATCTTTTAATTCACTAATTTCTTCTTTAGTTAATCCACCTGTATCTCTACCAAAAATTAACATAAAGTTATCTTTTGGACTGTTAAATGCTTCAATATCAGTACAGATACAACCCTTCCAATTTTCAAATTCATTTTCGGCAATCATTACTATAGGTTTTAATTCTCCTCTATGATCATTAACTACATCTATTACATTATCATATTTCTGTTTAGTAAAAGTAGAACTTGAAGTCATATGTGGTACATCTTTTTTACTAGTTGAATCTATATAACACATCTTATCAAATTTAAAACTTCTTGCTAAATCATACCATTCTTGTAAATATTCCTCATAACCTACATTCTGATGACTAGATTTTTTAAAATCTTGGACATGAAAAGCTATTGCTTTCATTATACCACCTTGGCTATGATTAATGTTCCTGTTCCCAAAATCTCTAATTCTATTGTTGCCAATTCCTCAATTTCATTAATCAATACAGTCTCTTTATATTCCTTGTCCAATTTTATATGTATTTTCATTTCAAAGAAACCTTTAGCTATCAGCCTTGATTTTAATCCTGTAATACTTTTAATGTACTTTCCAACAGTCTCTTTTCCATCTTCTTTAATTGTTTTAGCATTAATATCAATATCCTTTACTGTAAATCTATTATCATTGGTTACTTTGTAAGTAACAATCTTTTCCACATTTTCAAATAATTCCATGTCATCAGACAGTCTTTCAACTCTAAGAGGTACTTTCATCATCGCTTACCTCAATTACCGTATCAGGTTTTCCTTTCTTTTTAATAGTATATGTTTTCCTTGACTTTGTAACATTCTTAAGTTCATCTCCACTTTTACTTTCCTCCATCGCACCAATTACTTTACTTCTTGTTTTTTCATCTGGATATTCTTCTTTTAATTTTTCATCCCAATACTTCCATGAGTGACCTCTAATTGGTTTATCAAACATTTCTAAAGCTTTATTACTTAATGTAGTTCCAGTTCCACTACCTCTCATATCTCCTGAACCTGTTCCACCCGGATCACTTGGTCTAGAATTTCCCGGTTGACCATCAAAGTTAGTTTGTTTTTCTTTAGAAGGAGAACTTGATTTACTTTTACTTGGATCATTTGGATTACCACCACCCATACCCATGCCACCCATTGTCATAGCTTCTAATCTTTCTGGGTTTGGATATTGTGATACTTGTATTTCATCGTTACCATCAGTCTCTACATCAAATGCCATTCCAAACATTTTAACTGCATTGTCAATGATTTGTCCTCTTACTTGTTCTTCTCTAAGCTGGTCAATCTCTTCACTGTCTATTAAAGCAATTTCCCAATCATCTATTCCAAATATATCATGAATTTGTGAGAAGAATTGTTCATTGAAAAATCTCTGGAAATATTTTATAGTTCTATTTGTAATTGTAACTTGTAATGATTCGTTACCAAGTCCAGCTTTTGCTTGTTCACCAAAGAATAAAGGCTGAATACCATAAACTGCTGATATGATTTGTCTTAATTCTCTTCTAAGTTCATTTAATTCTAATTCCTTGAGATTTGGAGTAAGGTCTATAAATTGAACTCCCTGTTTAACATTATCTGTATTAACCAAAATTGGTCTTGGCATATAAGGATCAATTCTAGCTCCCTGTTTTTGCCTTTCCATAAATGAGGTTATAGATTCAGGATTCCTATTTGCCATGACTAATAATGACTTTGGAGGTCTGTCCTTATCGAAATACTTCCAAATATACTCATCTTGGTACATCAATGAGAGTACTTTCTTCCAAATTGACTGAATTGGTGAATTTCCATACATTATATCTGGATAATACTTTCCAGCTATCCAAATTACTTCCTCTCTTGGATACATTGTTCTAATATAATTTCCCGCATTTACGACTCCATATGGAATAGCATTTATTTCCAAAAATGCATTAAAAGCCTTACATCCACAAATATCACACACGGGTAATCTTAGAACATGGTCACGATGGGCATAATCTGGGCAAATATACCTAGGGGTATTGTCTGCTCCCACTCCCAAAATACCACTATTACTTGCAACTATACTAACTTGTGTCGGACTGATTCTAATAATTTCATCTACTTCAGAATCAATTACATTTCTAAGAGCTTCCCTAGTTGCTCCAGTTATCGGATCAGGTTTTGCCAATTCTACTATCTTCCATTTTCGAGTAATTAATGCATATCCACCATCAATAACATCTAAATCTCTTTCTACCTGTCTTGCTACCAGTTTAAGAGTTTGTCCGTTATTATTAACCTTCTTTTCAATTAAAGTTTGTAAGATAAATCTATTCTTTGGATCAGGAGTGTGCCATTTTCTAGGATTTTTATTTCCACAAGCATCACATTTTAAATTATCTGTTGGTTTTTCATTAGATTTTAATTCCTTTTTAATTTCTTTAACTGGTTTTTTCTTATTTGCAGGTTTGTTCATTTCAGTCAAAGGAATAAATCCAGCAGAAGGTTTACCCTTATATTGTTTTAAACATACTAAACATTTGTACTTATATTTTTCTCTAACTTCAATACCATTTCTAAACATCTCTCTTTGAATAGTTTCAATGATTGCCCTCAAATCACCTACATAATCAGCCAGTTCATACTGCATACTTGGAGATACACGCCAAATTGGAACTTTACTACCTTCGGGAGTATCCATATAAGGATGAGTTAAAGAAGCTCTAGAATTAGACTGTAAAAATGTCTGATTCATTTCCTTCATAATTTCATAATGATCTTCTGTCACTCTGTTGTATTCATCCTTGTTTACTACCTGAAAATTACCAAATGTTCGTTTAACTTTGTCAAAAAGTCCCATATCCTACCAATCCTACCAATCTATTTAAGGTTTAGGTTTGTCAAACTCGTCTTCACATTCTGGACACATTAGATGGTCTTTAGAGTAGTCTGTTTGAACTAACTCAATCTGCATTCCCCGAAGCTCATCACAGTTTGGGCATATTACTATTTCTTTTTCCATATAAAAAGCTATTTAAATGCCTTATATAAGCGTTTGCTTATCATATATAAGTGTTTAATTTTCACCTTCTAACATATTTTACGAATAAAATTGGATGATTTATTCCCGGTCGCCACGATATATCTATTTTTTCTGGATAACAGGTCTTAGCTCCATAAAGCCAAGGGGATATTATATAAACTATTGGAGCAACCCTGAGTAATTGTTTAATTGCTCTCGCACAATCCCATCTCCATTTTTCAATCCAAGGGGTATCCATAAATGCAGCTGCAAATTCATCATCTTTGAAAGGTAATTCTTTAGTTACATCACAAACATAATCTGGTTTTACTTCAGGTCTAATGTCAATATTTACAGTCCCAAAATGATCTTCATTACAACAGGCATGAAGTAAAGGTCTTTCAGAAATATCATGTTCAATTTTACCACCTTTAACATTTACTGTATTAGCTATTAACCAGCTAGTCATTTTCACCCTCTATTGATTTTATAACTTCTTTTGAATCTAATTGACAATGACAATTTCCACAAAAAATATTCCCACAAGGACAAGGTAAAACCTGATTCCAATCATTAATTTCATCTTGGCAAAGTTTACATTTAGTCATTTTCTTCTATATTCCCCTTTTTAGATTCAGTTTTCGCAGCTGTTACTTCTTTCTTACGTTTTTTCTCTTCTTCTACGGCTACATCCATATCTACAACTCCAGATTTTGATAATCCAAACATTACTTCGGTCTGAGCATCTTTTGGTGAATCTACCATTTTTGCTATTCGGAATCTTCCAGATTTCATAAAGTATACACGATATGTAGATTTGTGGGCGATAATTGAACCACCTACTGCAACTGTTGGATCTCCATAGAATACCATTGGTGATGTATACACTTGATTAGTCCAAAGTACAGCTACCTTATGTAATTTAGCCATGTTTGTGCATAAAGTTAAGAACCTATCCAAATACTTTTGTCTTTCTGATAACATTCCTCTACCCGAAAAGTCCTGTCTGAATAAACCTGTAGCACTATCAACTACTATTAATTTGTATGACTTATCTTCTACTAGCATTTTTTCCACTTCTTGAAGAATACTGTATTGGTCTACTGAATTAAATGCATCTGCTACTATAATATTATCTAAAACGGTTTCAGTAACTAAATCTAATGATTCTGAAATATCTTTAATTCTTTTTGGCTCAAATGTACCTTCTGTATTAATCCAAATACATTTTGCACCAAGTCCATCAGGGGGAGTTAATTGAACACGAACAGCCATTGTATGAGCAAACTGAGTTTTACCACAACCGAACTCGGCAGCTATTTCAGTGGTAGCACCACATTCCAATCCACCCATGAATAACTTATCCAAAGCCTTTGTACCAGTACTAATTTTTTCAATATCATTATCCTCTACTTCACATTCTGTTCCTTTCCTAAAGTGTGAAGTTATTTTCCTTTCTTTATTGTAAGCCTCTCTAGCTTTTTGAAAATGTTCATTAGCCGTTTCATTATCCACTCCAATCATTTCGGCATATTGGGGAGGAGGTATAACTAATAATTCCTCAACACAGGTGATTCCTTTGTCATTTAACTCTTTTACCTTAGCTGCTCCGAATGTCTTAATTTTAGAAAGATCCATTATCTATCAGATAATTCTCCATCTTCCATGTAGATTTCATAACATAATTCTTGTCCTTTTTCTACAGGTATTGAAAATTTTTTATTCCATGTGCCTTTTTCTGTATTGTATGTTCCTATACTAACTATCAGGGTAGTTCCTTTTTCTACTTTATAATCATAGCCCATAAACCTTTTAATACTATCCCTCTATAATAAGGTTATGTCAGATGTTGTAGTGTATACAATAGATAGCGAAAACATGGTAATTGATCAATTTGAATGTGAGAGAGAATATGCTATGGAAAACTATTGGAGTAAAAGAACTGAAAATGGAAAATATTTTATTGCAAATGTCGGGGATAATATTAAATACAAATTTAAAAGAAAAGTATTAAAAGATGTCAGGCACTCTTCGGAGTCTGAACCTTCAAGGCTTTAAGGTCTGGTTGATTATCTTTACTCTTTAATGCTTCTAAATGTGCTTTTTCCATATTTTCAATTTGTTTCTTTAGATGTTCTGGTGATATTGCTTCTTTTAACATATCCAAAAATTCTCCCTGATTTACATCTTGTTCTTCAGCTTTTTCAATTATTTTCTTAAGATTACTTTCTATTAATTGAAAATGTGCTACCAGTTTTTCAGTTTCACTTCTTACTTTAACCAAAGTAGAACTCAAAACATATACTGCTCTTTGACAATTCTTAGTTGAAAGTTCTCCGATTGTGCAATCTAACACTACACATGGGAACTTCTTTATTTTGTCTACTGGTACTTGTCTTAATTTTGCCAACCTTGCATCGGGTGAAGGTAACTGTCTACCAGAATTAACTTGCATAATCATTATAGATCCCTCATCATTGTATCTTTTTCTTTTATCATTAATTTTTGTTGCTCAAATTCAGCAGAACCATCATAAACCCCACATCCACTACTACAATCAAAAGTAGTATCATCAATTTGATTAGCTACAGAACCACAAGTACAATGGTTACGCATTTTCCATCGATTTAACATTCTATGGAACATACAAATCACTGAGTAACACCTGTATTTATTTGTTTATTTTCTCTGTATATGGAGAATAGCTACAAACAAATGTTATTTAATAGCTAACATTTCCCCAAATGTTATTTAATAACTTTTTCAATAAGTTAATAACATTTATGCCTAAAATAAAAAATAGGCGAAGTAAAAGGAGAGAAAAGTGACATGAAATATAGCTTTCGCTAATCCCTTTAACCATATCCCTTATATAAACCTTACTCAAATTAGTTATTAACTTTTTCAATTAGTTATTAACAGTTATTAAATAACATTTTCTTGAGGAAACTTTAAATTATTGGAAAATACAACATTAGCATGACAGATGACTTATCCGATGGAGTTGACTACGTTAAGTGGGTAATAAATAGTGAAAAAAATGCTCCTGAAGGAGATTATTCAGATATTGATGGAGTAATTAGAGTTTGCCTAGATGAAATTACCTCTCATATGTCGGAAGATTGTTATTTTAACTATGAAAATTCATTAATAGCTCAAATTATAGAAGTATTAACTCATGAAATGCATCATAAGTGGTTCGTTTGGGGAATGGCTGAAGGAGATACCTTCAATGAACAAGATGAACGGGTATTTGCCGTCTGTAGAGATTGGATAACTAATGATATAATGCGTAAAATGAGTTATTATGATTAATTTAGGTTAAAATAAATTCTAAAACTTTCCAAAACCCAAAACCAAGAGTAACTACAATTCCAGTGACAAGCCAATTACGTTTTTTAACGTCAGAATCCTTTTTTTCCAAGGCATTACCTACTGCAAGGTGTATTTTAAGTGTTTCTCTTTGATCGGATATTGCTGTAGTTAAATTGTCTATTTTCTTGAAAACTGTAGCAAAATTAGCATTAGTTTGCTTATAAAAGGTATCAGGCGTGATCATAGCATATCTTTGAACTGCTAGTATATTAAGATAATCCCATCATAAGACCTTCTAGTACTTTTACTCTATAATCTCTAATTGATTCTATTTTATCAATAGATTCCAAAGGATAATGATGAATATAATCATCAGATTGTAGGTATACTAGCTGGTGTTTCCACTCTTGTAAATGGAGTTTTTGATCTTTATCTAATTCAATCATAATAAAGAGTTATATTGAGGGAAATTTAAATGTTTCTATGGCGTGTCCTAGTTGTGACTCAACAGACTGTAAAAAAACTGAGCAAGAAAGAACTGAAACAGAAATACCTGATGTTAACTTCAAAGATGTAGTTTTACTCTGTAATCATTGTGGCTATGGATGGTCTTGTATAGGAACTAAGCGAAAGTAAAAGAATAAATACAAGTAGTTCTGAACTATAATCATGGTCGATAATCTTAGATATGAACTGACTCAAGTAGCGAGAAAATGTAAAGGTATTGAATTAGGATTACCAGAGATTAATAAGATTCTCAATGGTAAATTCCATGAGGTAATTGATGAATTTTTAGCACAACCTCAACCCGAACCCGAACCTCAATCAGAACCCGAACAAGCACCAGTTCAAGAAGAACCAGTTGAAGAAAATGCCGAAGAAGACGAAGAAAAAGAGTAAGTTTATATTATAGGCACATCCTTTATTTTTTATGCAAAGTGACGAATACAATTTTAATGTTCATACTGAAGTAGGAACTAAATTACCTTTTTGGCAATACTATGATTATGTAGCTTTAGTTCCTATGGATGATCCTACTCGAACTGGATATATTGCACATCAAAGTAGATTTTTAAGATGGTTATTTCCTAGACAATATGGATTAAATCAAGTTGACAAGATGTGGTTTAAAATTGATTAGAAATTTAATTACACTTGAAAACAATGTCTCTAAGAATTTGATAGATGCTAAAATAAGTATAAAACCAGAAATGAATCAACCAGAAAAGGATGAATTGTTAAAAAATTGGGCAGAATTTTCACAAAATGTAGTAGATTTTATACTAAAGTTACAAGTAATTGGAATCAAGAAATGATTATAATCAACGTTCTTTAAATAACATTTTCCCTAAACCATTTTATGCCTGAAGTAGAATTAAATGTTAAAGACTATAGACGACTGTTAAGTATAATGTCTGAGTATTTGGCGAAGAAGAAATTAAAACCTGTAGATTTAAAATTAAAGAATAAAGTAGAAGTCTTACTAGAGGCTGAAATTGAACTTGATAAAGAATTAGATAATTTACTTAATAACAAAGATGAAGATGATGACTAAGTTTATATAAGCCCTCTTTGTTT